TCTTATCAAATTTTAATACTTCTAGACTATCAGTAAATAACACATGTATTATGAAATATAAACCTGTTAAACATAGGTTAATATTATTTCCTGCATGGTTAGCACATAGTGTAGAAACTAGTACAACAGATGACCCAAGAATTTCAATCGCATTTAACATCAAACAAAAATGAAACAATACTGCGTGTTCTCAGTCAATAATATGTTTGAACATGTGATCAACTGGATACTACAAAATAAACTACACTACACAGTACACAAGTCTGGAATCACATTCGGGGTTCCACAAGAATTAATGAATGAATTTATAGGTAAGTGGAATGCTTACTGCTCTGAAGTGAAGGAATAATATGGCTATTACAGGAAGGAATTATCCTACGGCATATATGGATAGTGTAGATGATTTTACATTTCAGACATATGACTATGCAATCGGTGGAAAGATGGTCGTTGGTAGAGTTACCATATCAGAGACATTTCGTATGATGATTGATGATGGAGATAAAGAGGCGACGAAGAAAATTAAATATGATTTAATACACCAAATGGCTGAATTTATGTTAGAGAATAATCTGGTAGAATTTACATACCAAGACGATCCAATTACATTAAATAGAAATGTATCAGTGAGAGCATATCTCGCACCAAATGATCAGGTGAAGATTCTTAGAGTAGTAAATAAAATCGTATAAGGAGATCAGTATGTTGACAAGAGAAAAGATAGAGCACCATGTGACTGCACTACAACGTAAACATGAAGATTTAGAAAAACGATTAAGTAATGATCCACCAGACTATATTGCAGCAGTTCTTAAAAAAGAAAAGTTGTTATTGAAAGACGAGATTGAGAAGAACAAAAGGAATATGGAGCTGTTGTGAAGATATTTGTTATTGCTGGTAATGTTCATGAGTGTAATGAGTACTGTAGAATCAAACAATCCAATGGTTTAGTTAGTTCAAATTACATTTATGTTTCTTCTGTAAGCACACTACGTGGACACCAAGATATTCATGGCGTGTTTATTGGTACATGGAGAACTAGATCAGATATCACCGAGATATTGGATGCACTATTGATTCGTACCACCAATACTGATGTCATTAAGGATATGTACAGAGAAATTGGTAAGCCACCACTACTGAACAAACCAGTAACAACCAAACCACTAACAACAAATAAACGACAACCTACATATAGTGGTGTAAGTATCACTCAAGAATTAATAAACGAAGCGTCTGAACTTATGCATAAGGAAATTGATGATGCGATACTACGAGATATCCTACCCAGCAGAACCATATGATGTAACCGAAATTTGGTCGGAAGAACGAATCATACGTGAGTACTGGCCATACTGGAAAGGTAAGATGGACGAGAAATTTGGGGAAAAATACCCCGAAACCACTCACGCAAACTGCATCGATGACTGGATTATGGGGAATTGGGCTGTGGAAGTGAAGAAACCCTACATCGAGTAGGGTTATTTTCCCGTGTAAAATCAACAACTTACAAGCGTCCAGAAAGTTGTTGTCTTAGTTACCTGTTTACTGTAAGATTCTATTATTGTGAACGAGAAATGAAAGGTAACGAAATGACTGAATTTGAATCCAAGTGCTACGGTATGACCGAAGCTGACATTCGTGAAGAATATATGAATGGTCTGACTGCTCGCCTGAGTGGTCTGGAAATGGTTGCGATGGGTGTCCTCTCTGATGCTCAAGAATTGATGTCCTTCGGTAATGCTCAAGCAACCGATCAGGCTCGCAAAAACATCAACATCGCAAAGTTTATCCTCTCTGAAATGATGGAAGCAAAGGTGACTGTATGAAGATTCGTGCAATTGTCAATGGTGTTAGCTTTTACACCACATCCACTGCAATCAAACAACGTCGTGTCGGTGACTTCTCACTGCAAAATGATGCACTGTCATACGTGCTGGAATGCATGGGTAAGAATGCAGGTTTCGGAACGACTGTCCGATACTACGACAACAAAATGCAACAACACAAATTTGACATCCAACTCTCGAAAGTATAAAATGAATCTACGTGAATTGCTGGTTGAACGTATCCTGTTTGAATGTGATAATCAGTCACTGATTCGTGACTATGGTATCACTGAAGACGAAGTGGAAGAATTGTCTGATATAGATCTGTTTGAGATTTATGAAGACGCCATGGGTGTTAACGATATCACAGAGGTATAATTATGTATACAGTTGAATGGCATGAGAAGTTGTATGTGTGGGAAGTTGTTCGCTGGGATGTACCTGTCAATGGTGTGCGTGCTGGTACTGCAGTTGCTCGATTCAAAGAGAGCGAACGAAATGAAGCCCATGAAGTTTGCGACTGCTACAACATGGAAATTGAACAAGAAATTTATAGCGAGTTTGGATGATGAATAAACGACTTGAAGTCTTAAAACCCACAAACGATGACTGGTGTGGTTCTTATATTGTTGGAGATTGGCCAAGCTCAACTGGTCCAGGATCAGTTGAACAGATGTTTGTTTCAGTCGTGTTTAATGGTATGATCGGTGATGGAACATGGCGTACCTGTGTTTGGGGCACTGATGATTGCGGTATGGAATACGACTGCGACAATGGAGCAGAGTGCTTGGAGAAATTTCTTCAAGTAATTGGTATGGACTATGTTGACATGGAAGAGTTGACAAATATTGGCTTTGTGAGTGCATGATGACGACACGATGGATTGAGAATTGCGCTGCATCGGATGTTAGCACTGGTTATCACTATGACTGTGGTGAGAACTCCATGCTGATTAGCATTACTGATCCAGCTGGTTGGAAGCCAAAGAAGCACCACACATTCAAAGAGATTCACGAGTTTGAATTCTTGGATGCTGAGGACGAAGATGGTTTTCCAGATGAAGCAAAGATTAGCGATGAGCAGGCAGAGCAGATAGTTGCACTCTTGCGTCATGCGTTGGTTCAACATATGAACGTGGTGGTGCACTGCTTTGCTGGCATCTGTCGTTCTGGTGCAGTAGTGGAAGTTGCAAAGATGATGGGATTCACACCCACAGATCGTTTTCGTGAACCGAATCTGCGTGTAAAGCAAAAGATGATTAACGCATTAGGAGTAGACAATGTTACCAATGGGTGAGGATATCACAATATTAATGTTGATGCTATTTCCAATATCTGCTTATGCAGATCTCAATAGTTGCACCAAAATTACCAATCTTGACAAGAAAAACTATTGTATGGCGTCGTATAGTGGAAGTGCAGCATTCTGTGATAAGATAAAAAGCTATGAGTACAGAATGACCTGTAATAGAATGGTTATCGATAAACAAAGAAAATCAGCATATCAGGTGGACAAACCACCAACAAAGTAACTACGGAGTACAACATGGGTGAAGTAAGAGTTTGGAAAGATAAAGAAGAGTACATCGATATACTGGAGAGAGAAATCGCAGTCCTGAGAACTCGATTCAATCCAGATATGGAAGGCACTGGTCACTACAATACTGCAATCTCTGTGCTGGAAGATCGTGTAAAGGAAATTCGTCGTGAAATCACATGGCCATTCCCAATTGAATGATATTCAGTCAATAATGGTGCGTATGGAGAGAGTGGAGAAGGTACTGAATTCTGCTAGGTCTCAGTGGGCAAAAGACTATTGGACTTATGTATTTCGATACCTGCATCGTCAACTAAAGTATAGGGCGCAAAAATAATGTTATTCTCATTGGGACTATTACTGGGTATTTTTATTGGTGTGGCAATCTGGATTTTAATAAAGGACTAAACCTATGGAAACTGCAATCTTTATACTGTGCATCGTCGGAGCAATTTTTGTTATCGCTGGTATGGTGGCAATTATGACCACTACTCTAGTGGATGATGATGATTCCATGGGAAGAAAATGAACGAACGAATTAAAAAACTTGTTAGAGAATCCAACTTAGATGTATATGGTCTAGGCAAGGAAAGATACAAGTGGGAATATACCGTAGAAAAATTCGCTGAGTTGATTGTGAAAGAATATGTTGAACAGTTGAGATATACCGTTCTTACTCAGGAATTGCGTCGGGGCAAAAGCACTGATTACCAAGTGGGTTGGGAAGACGGTATGTTTGATGCTGGAGAAATGATTAAAGAACATTTCGGAGTTGAAGAATGAACGAACGAATTAAAGCACTAGAACAACAATGCTGGAGTCATCGGATTGACGGCACTCTAGTGGATGGGCAGTTACACTTTGATACACAAAAATTCGCTGAGTTGATTATTCGGGATGTGTTAGATGAAGTGCTACAGGCAATGGACGACGGCATGGATGTTTATGATACTGTTGCAGATAAATTCGGAGTT